GATTCTTTTCCATCTGGTCCTTTCTGCATAGAACCAAGAGCGTCAGGAGGGTATGCGTGAATTTCCTTTCTTATAGTTTCACGTTCAGCTTGTCTTAAACCAGTATCTAATTTTGCTTTTTCACTAGTGGAATGGCTAGCTGCTTTAGATAGGTAACTTTCTTTTATATCAAAAAAATCCATAACCGCTTTCTGTCTAGCGGCAGGAGGAAGATTCTGAAGTGAAGATCGCATTGTATCTTCAAGTTGAGCGCTAAAATCCTTATAGCCGTCTATCGCAGCTATGCCTTTTTTAGATAGATACCCTGGATTCTTATCGTCCCCATTAAACAGATTCAAAAGATTTTCACGTAAAACCAACTCTTCTTTCTTTGCTTTTACCGTATTTATTGTATCCGTATACTGCTCGGTGGCCCTATGTAAAGCCTGCATTCCATCGGCTACAGCTTCTGGAGATATTAACGGACCTCTAGCTATAGCTGTTGTATTAGTATTCGCAGCCAATTCTCTTGCTTGTAAATTAGGGGCATTGAAGTCGCCAAGAACAGCTATATTTATTTGACCTAATCCACGACGAACATTAGGAACACCGCCTCCTGTGTTCAAATGAACGGCTGCGCCTTCGTAACTGCCAACAGCTCGCCTACTTATGCTGTCGCTTAACCCTTTAGTCTCTATCGTTCCTTCAATATCGTTAGTCATTACTTATCCTCAAGCAGACTATAAGAGTCTTCCTTCTCTTTATTTTTTATGTAACTGCTCCCGATTGACGTTCCCGCTCCGAAAATACCACTCCAAAAAGCACTTGATCCAGCCCAAGATTGCGCGTCGGCTTTTTGGAGTCCTGTTGTCATAGTTTGAGAAGCAGCTACAGTAGTATTATATTTTATTGCGCTAGCGTCTATCGTTCCTTGAGCTATGGCACCAAATCCCCCGACTACCGCTCCAGTAAGATTACTCTGCTCAAGTAGTCTTCCTTCAAAAGTTATCTTCTGCGCTTCCTGGTTGCCTTCCCAACGAGACAAAGCCGCAGCGTCCATAAATTTTGCGTATTGAATATCCGCACCACGGCGGACAATAAATTCTTCCATCGCTTGCTGCTCTTTAGCAGCGTTTATAGAATCAGCTGGAGTATCTTGATTTATGATAGCGCCAGATGCAGCTTGATTTACTTTTATATCCCCTATAGCTTGTTTATGCATTCTATCGAGCTGTTTCAAATCAAGTCCAGCAGCTTCTACGGTAAGCGCAGCCTCATTCTCTAGCAAACTGGCTTCATAGTCGCCCATGAAAGAAGCTCTTTCAGCATTCATGTCCGTTAATGCACGAACTTGAACATTCTGATTCTCAGCTATGGCGACGCCAAGATTAGCTTTTAACATAGCCATAGCCATAACTGATTTAGCGTTTGCTGCTCCGGCTGCGTTTATGGCTATGGAATTAGCAAGCGCGGTAGTGGAAGTGATATCAGATTGATTATCACCTTGATTCTTTCCTGCTATAGCACTATATATATAAGGAGCAGCTTGAATAAGCGCCCCGACCCACCAAGCCATGTTATATCTCCGATATGTATAGTAAGTCAGTGGTTCCTAAAACAGTCAACGGGAGTGGTAAATCCTGCTCTATTACGACTCGCTGTATCATAGAAGCTTCTGGATTGGTATCTGATTCTGTAAAATCTACAGGTATAAATCTAGTAGCTAAAGGAATAGGCTCGTCATCTTGAACTAATGGATTAAGAAATGGCACGTAAGTATACCGTATTTTACCAAAAGCGTTTTGTATACCAACTCTCATGCCAGAGCTATCTTTTAATGATATTTTAGAAGATATAACTCTTGTTTCCATAGAGTGCGAATTACCGTCTTCCAGAGTAACAGCATTAGACGTAGGTATTAAACGACTTGTAAATGGTAAACCAACTACAATGTAGTTGAAATTTCTATCAAGAGTTATAGACCCGCCCGTTACAACTTGACTAGTGTGAGGTCTTCCGCCAGCTAGGATAGAAACGGTTTTTCCTTCTAAATGACCAAGGCCAGTAACGGTTGATATCGGGGTTCCTGAATATTCGAGAAAACTATCAAGAAATCTTCCATCGATAGCCGAATTGCTATCGAACTGCGGGGCTTTCATTTCCACATACCATTTAGTAACCCCCCCTATCGTCCTTTCGACAACACAAAAAAGGTCAGTTTCGTTACTCCCAGGTATAGCTGTTACAGCAAGAAATTTTCCGTCTGTAGTATGCCTGTGCCACCCGATAACATTGTGCTCTCGCTTCATCGTAAGCGCGATCAAAATACCGTCATCACGAACAGCCCATATTATACCGTGTGGAGTTTTTTGATAGGTCCAGTCAACTATCTTGTTTTTTGCTGTTAGATGGGGGGCAAGCACAGATAAATCAACAACGTCATAGGAGTCAGTTGCATAGTCATAAACGAATTGATTTACTACTCTGCCTAACAACTCAACAAAGATAGTGACTGGACCAATCATTATAGGCTTTAACGGCTCCGATCCTTGACGCGTATGCCTATTCATCTTGAATGACTTAAAAGAAAGAGGCTCCGAACCGCTCCCTTTTATATCCCATTCGTCGCCTAATGTTCCTACGAGCAAAGCTCTAGCAGTATTCATCCAGGCTATAGCATTTTGTGAACCTGAGTTCATCGTTAATGTAACTGCATCATCAGCTACTATCGGAGAAGACACGCCCATATCTTCAAAATTAGCCGACTTCGAAAACCATAATGTTTGTGGCCTATTTTTTGTCGCCGCGTAGCAAATACGCTGTTCGAAAAAGCCAACTTTACTAGGCCAGTTATCCGGGTCAGACCATCCACTAGCACCAGTTGGCATCGAAGTAAACGCGACTTCCGTAGCGGACCATGAATTATGAGCTAGGCGCTTAAAATCAAGAGGCTTTCTATTAGGCTGCGCTAGTTTGACAAAATCGTTCATCTGGCTATAATCCATAGACCAAATATCAAGAGTACCGGAAAACTCAAACACATAAGGAACCCCAGGAGTTGAGCTTTCGACTAGACCACTGGATGTAACAAAAGCAACTCTAGTATTTCCATTATTATGTTTAAAAAATAATAGCGCGTAAGCTTGAGAACGACTAAATACAAATGGAATTAGGCGAGGCCGTACATTCGTAACAGCGCCGCCTAATAAGCTCGTAAGATCATATAAGAATTTTGTCCCTGAACGGCGGGTAGCCGGTCCTTGCGGTAAAGCTGTCATATTTAACATCTCATGACAGCCATTTATAAACCGTGAAAAATCTATTTTCTCATGGAGTATATCACCTAATTCACCGGCTGTGAAATTTCTCTTATGCGGTCTATATAATTTTCTAGCCATAGAATAAAGTACCAGTTTGATCCGCTATTACGAACGTGTCATACTCTAAATCCTGATCTTGGTAGTCATCGCCGCAACCTATATTGGAATCGATAAGCTTTGCGTCACTCAAGAGATACATTGCGCTCTTTTCATTCGCTATTTTTACATCCTTATCCCCTGTCAGCGGCATAGCTAGGCCAGCCGCTATAGCTGTAGACAACGCTAAAACGAAATAAGGTGGAAATAATCCAGTCTTATCCACGTACCGAGTATACCTAAGTATTGGCATAACACCCATAACTGATATCATGCTAAAAGGGATTATGATATCTCTTCCTTCAACTGACCAGCGGTTGGGCTTACCTAGACGAGGGGCTAATCTTCGAGGAACAAAACAATCCGAAGGCATCCCGTATCTTACACCCTCTGGATGTTCTTCTACTTTCTTTTTCAAATACACAGAAGCTCTTGCAAAAGTCCAGTCATGAGCTGATACGAGCCTGTCACGGATATTCTCGTATACCCTTTTTGATATCCTCCCGGAAGCAGGGTCATCCTCAGTTAAAGAAAAATCCCTCAACGACGCTTTTCCAAGAGCATTAAGAGCAAGATTTACTATTTCTATTTCAGAGTACAAGGCTATCAGTCTCCGCTGAGTAGTTCGTCCAGGGCGTTATCCTGCGGCAATGCTGGCTTGTCTTTAGAAGAAAACTCAACAGCTATTCCACTTTCATGAAACTTTTTAGTTTTCTTATTTTTATACTCCATAGCCGTAGGGATAGGAGCAGAAGACATTCCGATTGGCATAGAAGGGCTTATCCTATCGTGCATAATCTTCTCAACGATAGATTTACGATCCTCCCCTGTTAAATCTTCACCTGTTCGTTCCTTGTAATAGTCGATCATCGGCTCAAGAGGAACGATATCCTCCATAAGGACAGCCTCGGTTATTACATTAAAGTCAATGTCTTTAGCGTTTAGAGAAGACATAGGAGCGAAGTTCGTAGGTACTTTAGTGAAGAAATCAGTATCACCGGCGTCATACCATTTAATCTTCCCAGAGTCAGTTCGGGTCTGTCCAGATTTCAAGGCTATACATTTTATACGGGCCATATTAGATAGCCTCCACTTCTTCTTCCGCTCGAACTATCTCGATGAAGATGCATTTAACGTTTGCTTTTTTCGTAGTTTTTGCAGCTTCGAAATACGCATTTCTTATTGCTGTAACAGCGGTAAGAACGAGAGCTTTCGTCGCGGTGTCCAACGAGGTATAGTTCTCATTAGTTGTAACTGCTATTGACATAGCTTAAACCTCCAAAAGCGACGAGCTTTTACACTCGTCGCTTAACATAATATTATTTTTAATTACCGATTTGTCTGACCTTCGTGCTCCTGCAAGCAAGCTGTCCACGTTCCGGCAGTACTTGTTCCAGTAAGAGCTATGGCAACATACTCAAGGATGTTTTGAGGAAGCGGTACAGCGTATCCATCATTCAACACAGCAGCGGCCACAACATGAGTTTCAAGCAGCGTCCCGGCAGCAGATGTAGTAGCGTGAGATATAGTAAATCCGGTAGTTCCAGCAAGCCCTGTTCCTTTGATAACGATTTGCGGCTTATTTCCAGTTCCGCTTTTCGTATTTGGCATCCGCACGACCGTCGGAGAACCATTGTACGCCAAATTATCGGCGAATATTCCTTTTGAATCCATTATCATATTACTATCTCCTTGACTACATGTGTAGTCAAAAATATTAAGCGGTGAGCACAGCCTCGGTGTGAACGATAGCGTCGCAACGCTCTATCGGACAACCAGAAATATTGAGCTGGTGCTTAACGCCGAAAAGATCGTCGAAACCGAGAGACATATTAACCTTCCGGTTAGCCATCTTCAACATACGTGTGTACACTGGACGACTCATGAAGAATACCGGACGAACGCCCTTGAGCGAAGGGAGTGCGCTGGTGGCATCGATCATCGCATCACAGAAAGTGTTGATCGTAGCCTCATCCATCGCGGCAGTAAGCTGGACGTTAGCGATACGAACAACATACCTCCAATCAGCAATAGCCAAACCTTGC